GTTTGTTTATTAGTATCATCGTTTAAATCAAATCGTTTACCTTGATCAGGGTGTTGAATAGCACCACCCATATTTACCCAATTAAAATGGTGGGAAGTACCTATTACTATTTCACGAGCCATAGTGGATATACCAGATGTCATTCTAATATCATCACACATTAATAGAATTTTTTTACGTTGTTCTCTAGGAATATAACCTTCTTTATTCATGTTTTATTTATATTTTATTTTTGTTCTGGTAGTTGTGTATCTAGTTGATTATGAATATCTATTCTAAATTTTTCATCTGTTAGGTATAAGTACATACATCTTTCTGTTAATTTTTGAATACTAAATTTATACTTTATACATGATATTTTGAATTCCTCGAACAAATCTTCAGGAATTTTAACACTTGTTAATTGCATCTTTGCCATAATTTATATATTTTAAGTTAATTACTATATATAAATATATACAAACTTAAGAAGATGCAATTTGATCACAATGAATAGTATTAACATATGGACACCATTTACATGATTTTTCTCCTACATTTTTAATATATTGCTTTTCTATTGGTTTTCCAAGCGAATCAAAACAATCTTTAGCAAATAGTTCTAATTTATCGACTACTTTCTTTCTCTTACCTTTACCACTTGCTGGCTTAAATTGTTGTATTCTAGGGATTATAAAATCATCAGTATCATATATTTTACGCTTAACAATAAAAAATTCAACTTCAATCTTTTCAACATCAAAATTATATTGTTTAGCAAAGAATTCCTTATATAGTAATATTTGAGCTACTTTTAATTCATCTTTTTTTTCTCTATCGGACCACCCACGAGTAGATGTTTTTATATCGTATATATAAAGTTTATCTAAATCAGTATCATATATTACAACGTCTATAAACCCCTTCAGGAAAATATTGTTTGAAACGTTGACTAACAGTGGTATTTCAATACCTACTAATTTACATCCCCTATTTGAAAAATATTTATTACGTTTCTTTTTAAACCATTCTAAAATTGCTTTTCCATCCTCAAAGAATTCTCTCATTTGAACAGCATCTGATATGTGTTCTTTTGTTTTATCATAATGATCTTGATATAACTCAATAAACCGGTTTTGAAAATATTCATCTAATTTAATAGTATGATCTGCAAATACACCAGAATTTTCATACATTACTGTTAGATAATTCTGAAGAGTCTCATGCATAGCAGTTCCAAACAATGTGTGGATACTGTTAGAATAAGGGTTTAAATTAAGTACATAACTGTTATACCATTGATGTCCACAAGTAGCATATACAGAGTATTGAGAATAGGATATTGCTTTTTGATAAGCATAATTTAATTCTGGTGGTTTATGATATAGAATTTTAAGTTCAACATCCGTCAAGGGAGTATTTTTAGCCATTATATTATTTTTTCCATTTACCCATTTTAACTAAAAGGGCAATTATTGAATAATTAGATAAATCAATATAAGCATCATCTATATGTTCATTTTCTAGTGGATTTTGTTTTTTTAATAATACTAATTGTTTTAAACGTTGCATTTTATCCATTGAACGAATCCAAATTGCTGTTAAAGATAAATTAATATCTTCTTTAGTTTCTAAATTAGATCCCATAGCAATATTTCCTAAACCATAAGATAACATCTTTTTAGCAAATAATTCATATTGTTCCTCTTGTATTACTTTAAACCCATCAGCTAATTCAGGATATTCATTTTCGAAGTCTTTAATAAAATTATGTGGTTGTTTATTTTCCATTTGTTGTTCTAGTAATGTTGTAAATTGTTTATAATATCCAGAATTATTAATATATCCCATATAAACTTATTTTCCATTTATTTGTTGAGTTATTATTTCTAATTCTTCTTTAGGTAACATATTAATATATTCTTTAGCTTCTTTCTTAGATACTTCAAAATATTGCTGTACCGCTTCTATTTCCTCTATACTATATTCTTGTTTAGTATTTGACTTAATATATTTTAAATACACATATTGTTTTGGGATTATATCTCTATATAGATTATATAGATATTCTCCCTTCATTTGCCAAGTATTCTTCTGTACTATATTTACAACTTCGATATAGTCTTGATTCATTGAGAGGAAGCGGTTAATCATCCAATTATTCCAACCTTCCTCCCCTAAATAAGGACCTTTAGTTACTGTTAAATTTTTTAAATGATCAAAAATGTTCATAGTATTAATATATTAATAAAATTTGGAATTATCACCACTTTTTAATTGAAGAATTTCATTCTCTAATTTAGAAATACGTTTTTCTAATAATGTATTTTTTTCTTCTAATTTAAAAAATTTTGTTTTATATTCTCCTTCATGATCGTAAACAAGATTAAATCTATGATTGACAACTTCCATTTCATTTTTATGTTGTTTTTCAAGTTTTTTAATATCTCTAGAAACATTTTCAAGAGAAGCCATAAATATAAAAACAAGCCCAACACATAATGTTAAAAGAGTTATAACTGTCGTTACCATGATTATTTAGGTAAATTTTTAGGTAAAAATTCCTCATTTACATGACCGCATTTAGAACACATAAATACTGGAATGGGGATAACAGCATCTTGGGAAGTACCTGTTAGAAATCTTGATGCTTTACGTAATAATATCCCTTCTTGGAATACTTCGTTTTGACATTCATCACAGCTTGCTGCTGTGGTTTTATCTAGACCTATGTTTAGTTGTTGTTCCATTTTTATTTATATTTTTTAAATTTCCAAATATAACCGAATGCTGTTTTTTGTTTTTTATTACAGCAAGCGCTTATATCCCCAACTCTAATTCCTGTCTGTCTTGCTGCTTCGTTTATTGAAATATACTCATTTAATTTTGACCCATCAATATTATATTGTTCTACTGGTTTTTTTGTTGGGTGGGAGTTACTTATATTCTGTCTCCATTCGGATGTTTTTACACGTCCTTTAGCAGATTGACTTTTTTTTAATTTAGTTTCTTCAGAATCTTTCTTTCCTATATGAGACATACTCATTTTTTGTTTTGTTATTTCGGACATTTGTCCGGTTCCGTTTGGTTCTCCACCGGCTTTTAATACTAATCCGTTAGGGTGCAATGCATTAAAATAATATGTCCAATATAATTCACGTTCATTTAATTGTTCTAAAGTACATTCTTCAATAGTTTCAAAAGTATGGTTTTCAACTCCATATTTTTTAATTGAATTATAGACTAAAATACATTTTGAAGCATTTAAATTTTTATGAGCCATCATTCTTCTATGTATATTTTTACTTTGTCCAATATACATTTTACCTTTGGGGTTTGTTATTTTATATATTCCTATCATATCAATAAATATTTAAAGAATATATTCCCCGTCAGGGAGATTAAAGAACTTGTTTCTTATTTAATTCAAGTATTTTAGCGATGCAAGCCATCATATTAATTTCTTTATCAGGTACTACACCTGCTCTCCAAATAAAATCATCTAATACTACTGAAATTTCAGCATCATGTCCATATGAATATTTATCTAAATTATCAAATAAAAAGCGATATGCTGTTTGGAAATCATCAACTTGAGCATCAGCTACTAATTGACGAATATCATACCATGCTTTTTTATCTCTACTTGATAATATAGTTGTTAATTTATTTAACCAATCAGTACTTGATACAGTAAATTTAAATTGATTATCTTTAGTTCCTGCTTGTAGATTTTTAATGATTGAACGAATATCAGGATATGAATCTTTAATTAATGCTGCTACTTCTTTAATATCATATTCTACTTTTTCTATATCTAAAATATTAGTACATACGTGTTTAGCAACCTCACCCATTGAAGGTGGTTTTAATATATGGATTTCGCAACGAGATGTTAACGGTTCAATTAAGCGTTCAATATAGTTACAAGTCAATACAAATCGTGTTGATGCTGAATATTCTTCAATTATATTACGTAATGCTGCTTGAGCAGGTTGTGTTAGAAAATCCGCTTCATCTAGTATTACTACTTTAATTGGTTGAAATGATGCAGCAGAGGCAAATCCCTTTACTTTCTCTCTAATCATGTCAATACCGTTCTCATCACTAGCATTTAAATAAATGTAATCACATTTAATGTTGTTTACAATTAGTTTAGCTAATGTTGTTTTACCAGTACCTGCAGTACCACTAAATATAAAGTGGGGTATATCGTTTTGAGCAATACAATCAGTAATACGAGATTTAATTACTTCATTGCCTATGTATTGGTCTAGATTTTCACTACGGTAACGTTCAATCCATAATGTGTGTTGTTTCTTCATAACTATAATATAATAAATTTATTCTGGATAAACAATAATGCCTTGGTCCTTTTCTCCCTTTGATGTTAATAAAGGTTCTGCAGGTTTAATTTCAAATGAATTTCCATTAATTTTAAATGAACCCCCTTGTTTAATCATCTTTTTAAAGAAATTGATTTGAGATTCACTCCAATCATTACTTAAATCAAGTACTGTTTGTTTTTCTACTAATTCTCCATTTACGTAAATAGAAACTGTTTTTCTAATTGATTGGGGGGTTAAAGGCATATATTTTAAATTAAAATAAGGGACTTTCGTCCCTCATTATTTTACATTCCAAATTGTGACATATCTACATCATTGCCACCTGATTTTTTTTCTTCAGGTTTATCATAGATTACACATTCAGTCATTAATAGTGTTACTGCGGCCGCTGCTGCATTCTCTAATGCACATCTAACTACTTTAGTAGGATCAATAATACCTGATTTAAAAGCATCTGTTACTTCTCCAGTTGATAATTCTGGTACCATATTAGAGAAATGATTATTGTAAATTTTATCCCACCATTCTTGAGGATCTTCTCCAGCATTATTTAAAATTTGTTTAAATGGAGTAGCACAAGCTTGGAATACAATTTGTGCACCTTTTACTTTATCATTTTCACCTTTTAAATTAATAGATTTTCTAGCATGTAATAATGCAACACCAGCACCAGGTAGAATACCTTCTTCAAGAGCAGCTTTTGTAGCTTGCAAAGCATCATCTAAACGATCTTTTTTCTCTTTCATTTCAATTTCAGTACCACCCCCAACATTAATAATTGCAACTCCACCTACCATTTTAGCTAAGCGTTCTTGTAGTTTTTCAACTTCATATGGAGATTTTGAATTATCTAATTGTTGTTTTAAATCTAGAATACGCGTCTCAATTTTATCTGCATCTCCTTTACCATCAACAATTGTAGTAGTTTCTTTACCTACAGTTACAACACGTGCATTACCAAACCAATCTGTATTAAATTTATCTAACTTCATACCTTTATCAGTTGATACAACTTGACCTCCAGTTAAAGTTGCCATATCCTCTAGTATATGTAATCTGCGTTCTCCAAAATCAGGTGCTTTTACAGCAGCTACTTTAAGTGATCCACGCATTTTATTTACAATTAGAGTAGCTAATGCTTCTCCATCTAATTCCTCAGCAACAATCAATAGTGATTTATTTTGTTGAGAAACGGATTCTAATAGAGGCAATAAGTCCTTAACAGCACTGATTCTACCGTTGAATAACAATATTAAAGCGTCATTTAATACGGCTTGCATCGTGCTATTGTCAGTTACAAAATATGGAGATTTATATCCTCTATCGAATTGTAAACCTTCAACCACTTCTAATGATGTTTCTCCAGTACGAGATTCCTCTACTGTAACTACACCATCACGTCCAACTCTATCTAATGCTTCGGTAACTAGATTTCCAATTTCTTCATCTCCATTTGCTGATAATGTAGCAATTTGTTTAATTTGCTTTTCATCAGTAATGTCAATAGACATCTTTTTTAATTCAGCAACCACTTCTTTTACAGCAGCCTCAATACCACGTTTTACCTGAGTAGCATTTGTTGATGGATAAGATGTAGCACTTAATGCTCCAGAAGCAATAGCATGAGCTAATACTGTTGAAGTTGTAGTACCGTCTCCAGCTGCATCGACTGTTTTAGATGCTGCTTGTTTAATTACTGTTGCTGCCATATTTTCAATAGGATCTTCTAATGTAATAGATTTAGCAACCGTTACACCATCTTTTGTTGATGTTACTTGACCATGTTCTTTTTCAATTAATACATTACGTCCATAAGGACCCATTGTTACTGATACTGCTTTATTTACTTTATCAATACCAG